GAAGACCAACAAAAATCAATGAAAAATCAGTTTAGATTGTTGATTAAGTATTTAGATTTACTACCACTTGATTTATGTTACATTGATTATGTTGAGGCCGATGATATAATGGCTTATGCCGCTAGACACATTTTCAAAAAAGAAGTTATGATAGTTTCATCTGATAAAGATTTTTTGCAATTAGTTGATGATAGAATTTCAGTATATCAACCAACTAAAAAGAAATGGATGTATAAAGATGATGTAAAAGAGTTGTATGGTGTTCCATCACATAACTTGGTATTTTATAGAATATTTGATGGTGATAAATCAGATAACATACCGGGTGTACGTGGTGTAGGGCCGAAAACAATACTAAAAAAACTAACATTTCTTCAGAATGAAAAATTAGATTTGGATTCTGTAATGGAAAATATATCTAACTTGGATGATGAAAAATTGAAAAATAAGATATTAGAAAAAAAGGATGTATTAGAACTAAATTATAACCTAATGCAGTTATCAGAACCTGATATAGCATCATCCATAAAATCAAATGTACGGCAGATTGTAGAATCACCAATAACACAACTGAACTCATTTCAGTTCAAAAAGGAGTTTATGATAGATAAGTTGTATACTGCTTTTAAAAATATAGAAAGTTGGTTGGTTAATACTTGGTCTGATTTAGACACTTACTCAAAACAAACTAAAAAATAATTTGGTTTTATAAGAATTATTTCGTATATTAGATTTATGGATAAATTTGGAAGTAAATTCGGAACATCATTTCAGTTAAAGATTATATCAGCGTTACTCTCTGATAAGATATTCTTTAAAACAGTATATGATATCATCAAACCAGAATACTTTGATTCTGACTCAAATGAGTGGATACTTAGAACTCTATCATCACATTTTGATAGATATGAAAAGTTACCAACATTGGATGTGTTCAAAGTTGAATTGGATAAGGTAGATAGAGATATCTTAAAAGTATCTGTTGTTGATAATCTTAAACAAATTTGGAATAGTTTAGATTCAGAAGATTTGGATTATGTTAAATCTGAAACGATTGAATTTTGTAAGAATCAAGAAGTAAAGAATGCAATATTAGAATCTGTTGGTTTATTACAAGAGGGTAAGATTGAACAAATAAAGACAAAGATTGATTCGGCTATGAAAGCTGGACAAGATACTAATGTAGGACATGATTACAAAGAGGATATTGTAGACCGATATGAATCGACTGTAAGAGATGTTGTACCTACAGGTTGGGATGTGATTGATGAGTTAGTTGATGGTGGTTTTGGTAAAGGTGAGTTAATAATATTCGCGGCACCGCCAGGTATTGGTAAATCGTGGGCTTTAGTGAACGTTGGTATGTCAGCAGTAAGGGCTGGTAAAACTGTGGTTCATTACACTTTGGAATTGAATGAGGGTTATGTAGGACAAAGATATGATGCAGTTCTAACAGGTATACCAGTTCCTAATCTAAAGTATAATATAGATGAGGTTACACGACAAGTTAAAAACCTAAAGGGTGAGTTAATAGTAAAATACTGGCCTACCAAAACCGCATCAATAAACTCTGTTAGAGCTAGTTTGGATAAACTTAAACTACAAGGTAAGACACCTGATATTATAATCATAGATTATGCTGATTTGATAAAGGGTAATAGTAGACGAGAGAGACATGAAGAGTTAGAGGAAATTATGGAATCTTTGAGAGGATTGGGTGGTGAATATGAATGTCCAATATTTACAGCATCACAAATAAATAGAAGTGGTGCAGATGATGATATCATTACAGGTACTAAAATCGCAGGTTCATTCTCAAAGTTGATGACCGCTGACTTTGTAGTATCACTTAGTAGAAAGATTGAGGACAAGTTAGCAGGAACGGGTAGATGGCACGTTATCAAGAATAGATTCGGGCCTGATGGAATGACTCTACCATCAAAAGCCAATATGTCAACGGGTGTAATTCAGATATATTCTTCACAATCGGCTAATGGTAAACAAACCCAAAACGATATGAATAAAGGGGAGAGTTTAGTAAGAAAAAATTTATTATCGAAATATAACGAATTCAAAGGTGATATAAGTTTTTAATCAGTATTTATAAACACCTATCATAAAAAAATACAAAAAGGAATAAGAATGGCAGAACTATTTAAAGAAAGAATCCCATTTAAACCATTTGAATTTCCAATATATTACACAGAAGGTTGGTTAAAACAAGCACAGGCATTTTGGTTACATACTGAAATACCGATGCAAGGTGATGTAAAAGATTGGAAAGAAAATCTAAGTGATTCAGAAAAAAACTTAGTTGGTAACATACTATTAGGATTCGCTCAAACAGAATGTGCGGTATCAGATTATTGGACTACGATGGTAACTAAATGGTTTCCTAAACATGAGATAAAACAAATGGCTATGATGTTTGGTTCACAAGAAACCATTCACGCAACGGCATATTCATACCTAAATGAAACATTAGGTTTAGAGGATTTTGAGGCTTTCTTACATGAACCTGCTATAGCTGAAAAGTTTGAACTGTTAACACAGACTAACGCAGAATATACCCATGAGGATTTAGAAAAATCAGCTGAGGCTAGAAAAGAGGTGGCACGTTCATTAGCCATATTCTCAGCGTTTGCAGAGGGTGTATCGTTATACAGTTCATTTGCTGTATTATATTCGTTCCAACTTAGGAACTTACTAAAAGGTATTGGTCAACAGATGAAATGGTCTGTTAGGGATGAATCACTACATTCTAAGATGGGATGCCAATTATTCAGACATATGTGTCAAGAGTACACAGATTTAAAAGAGAATGTAAAACCACACGTTTACACTGCGGCGAAACTTATCATTGAGTTAGAGCATAATTTCATAGATAAAATGTTTGAAATGGGTGATTTGGAAAATTTAAAGAAATACGATTTGAAAAACTTTATCATAAAGAGAGTTAATGAAAAGTTAGGTGAGTTGGGGTATAATCCATTTGTAGGTGGTGATGATTATTTTGAATACGATGAAAAGGCATCAGAAAATCTTGATTGGTTCTACCATTTGACTGGTGGTGTAACACATACCGATTTCTTCGCGTTAAGACCTACTGATTATAGTAAAGCAGGTGAAGGTGATGATTGGGATGATATATTTTAAATTATAAAAACAATAAGTTATGAATTTTGATGAGTTAGTAAGTAATGTTTTAGAATGGGCATCTGAAAAGGGTATTTTAAAACCTGAAAATTCAAGTAAACAGATGTTAAAGGTTATGGAAGAAGTTGGTGAAACCGCAGGTGCATTAGCTAAAAATGATGAGGTTGAATTGAAAGATGGTATTGGTGATTCATTTGTAACACTAATCATATTAGCATCACAATGTGGATTTGAACCAAGTGAATGTTTAGAATCTGCTTGGAATGAAATTAAAAATAGAAAAGGTAAAACAATTAATGGTATCTTTATAAAGGACAATTAGAGAATGCAAAAATTATTAGATGAGTTAAATTGGAAACGAGGTGTTGATATACCTGAATGGGGATGTAATGAAATCTACATTAAAACAATATCAAACGGATATCTTTTATCAGGTGAAACACCAAAGGATGCGTATTGGAGAGTATCAACGACTGTAGCTAGACGTTTAAATAAACCACAGATGGCTTCCAAGTTTTTTGATTATATTTGGAGGGGTTGGTTGTGTTTAGCGACACCTGTGCTATCAAACACAGGTACAGATAGAGGGTTACCAATAAGTTGCTTTGGTATTGATGTGGCTGATTCAATTCAAGATATTGGAACTAAGAACTTAGAGATGATGTTACTTGCTAAACATGGTGGTGGTGTTGGTGTTGGTATTAACATGATTAGACCCGCAGGTTCTAATATCAGTCAAAACGGTACATCAGATGGTGTTGTACCATTCGCTAAGATTTATGATTCTACAATCCTTGCTACAAATCAAGGGGCTGTAAGACGAGGTGCTGCTAGTGTAAACCTAAATATTGAACACGATGATTTTGATGATTGGTTAGAGATTAGAGAACCGAAAGGTGATGTAAATAGACAATGTTTAAATTTACACCAATGTGTTATAATAGGTGATAAGTTTATGAGAAAACTTGAAATGGGTGATAGAGAAGCTCGTAGAAGGTGGACAAAGGTATTACAGAAAAGAAAGGCAACAGGTGAACCTTATATCATGTATAAGGGTAATGTCAATAAACAGAATCCAGAACCATATAAGAAAAATGGGTTAAAAGTCTATATGACTAATATCTGCTCTGAAATAGCACTACATACAGATGAAAACCACTCATTCGTATGTTGTCTTTCATCATTAAATATATCTAAGTATGATGATTGGAAAGATACAGATTTAATATATACAGCCACTTATTTTTTAGATGGTGTATTGGAAGAGTTCATCCAAAAGGCAAAACATATGAGAGGTTTTGAAAACTCAATACGTTCAGCTGAAAAAGGTAGAGCACTTGGATTGGGTGTACTTGGGTGGCATACATATCTACAACAAAAAGGAATAGCATTTGATTCATTATTAGCACAATTTGAAACTCGTAAAATATTTTCACAAATGAAAATAGAATCACAACAGGCGAGTATGGATATGGCTGAAGAGTATGGTGAACCACTTTGGTGTGTTGGTAGTGGATATAGAAACTCACATCTGAGGGCTATCGCTCCAACTGTATCTAACTCAAAGTTAGCAGGAAATGTATCACCAGGCATTGAACCTTGGGCGGCAAATGTATTTACTGAACAAACATCAAAGGGCACTTTCATTAGGAAAAATAAAGAGTTGATAAAAGTTCTAAGAAAAGTTGGAATTAACAACAAAGATACTTGGGATAAAATATTAGCTGATGGTGGTTCTGTTCAAGATATCAAAGAGTTAGATAATTGGGTGTATCATAATGGGAAACTTATTGAGATTAGTGATGAAGATGCATCTAAAATAGATTCTATTTTAGTTGATATTACTAAATGTGATAAGGTAAAGGATGTATTTAAAACATTCAAAGAGATTAATCAATTAGAGTTAGTAAAACAGGCAGGTGTACGGCAACAATACATCGACCAATCAGTATCACTTAATCTAGCATTTCCTGCTCAAGTTACACCAAAATGGATGAATCAAGTTCACATGGAAGCTTGGAAGCGAGGTATAAAAACACTTTACTACATGAGAACTGAATCTGTTCTACGTGGTGATATAGCATCACAGGCAATGAATCCAGAGTGTTTATCTTGTGATGGATAAATTTGGATAATTCAAAAAAGTTTTGTATATTGAAAAAAAGTTATAGACGTATGGGTTTGAAAGGTGAATTACACCCACAACATAAACTTACTGAGAAGCAGGTTAGAACAATTAGAAAGTTGTGGCATATTGGACATAGAAACATACGAGTTCTTGCTAAAAACAATGGGGTATCTGCATCTAACATTCGTAAGATAGTTAATAATCAGACATGGACTCATATTTTATTTGGTGAATTTGATAAATATCAATAATGAAAGAAGTAGGTAAACATTATTGTGATATATCAAAACTATCTGTAAGAAAGATTTCTAAATCAGTAGCTAAAGATATAATAGTAAAAAATCACTATTCACATCTTTGGACTAAAGTATCTTACGCATTAGGATTGTATATTGAGGATGACTCCCATCAATTTTTTGATTCATCTGATAAACTTATAGGTGTAATATGTTATGGTGACCCGATTGGGAGATTGAGTGGTCAATCACTATCACCACTTTTAGATAGAACCGAAGTTTTAGAATTAGTTAGAGTTTTTGTATTCGATGATTATGGTTCAAATATAGAAAGTTGGTTCTTAGGACAAAGTTTTAAATGGTTAAGAGAGAACGCACCACATATCAAAGGATTGATATCATATTCAGACCCTAAAGAAGGTCATAACGGAACTATCTACCAAGCAACGAATTGGATTTATCAGGGTGATAAGTTACGATTCAACGATAGTTGGAGTTTTAAGTTTAGTGAAGATGGGGAGTGGCAGCATGGGAGAACGATATTTCCATATTATGGAACTAACGACCCAAAGAAAATCCAACAACAGATTGATAAACCATTTTGGATTCGTAAAGAACCTCGTAAACATAGATATGTTTACATTCTTGCGAAAGGTGGTGAAAGAAGGAAGTTACTTAAAAATCTAAAACATCCAACCTTACCATATCCAAAAAATGAAAACGAAATAGAATTAGAAATTAAAAAATTAGAACCAATTGAAAGTAGAGGGTAAACATTATTGTGATGTAAGTAGAGTTAGTATAGCTCCGATATCAAAATCTATCGCTAAGGATATTATCATAAAGAAACACTATACTCACGCTTGGACTGCATGTAGATACGCATTGGGTATTTACTACAAAGGTGATGAAGTAGATGTATTCGGTAATCAGCAACAACTTATCGGATGTGCTATTTACGGATTCCCAGTCGGAGCAAAAGCACCAACTTCAGTATGTGAGGATTTAACCAAAGATAATATCTTAGAGTTGACTCGTTTGTACGTTGATGATGGATATGGTTCTAATATCGAATCAAACGCACTATCTAAAACATTTAAGTGGATTAAGGAAAACGATAAGAACATTAAAGTTCTATTATCATACGCTGATAATGGACAAGAACACTTAGGTGGTATTTACCAAGCTACCAATTGGATATATCAAGGTTTGAATACTGATATTGCTCTAATGCCTAATTGGGGTATCTCATTATCCAAAGACCCATATGGGTGGATTCATAGTAGAACTGTATTCAACAATTGGGGTAGTGGTAACTTAGAACACTTAAAAAGAGAAATAGGTAAAGATGGATACAAAGAGTTTTGGCGAAGAGAAGAACCACCAAAACATAGATACATCCAATTACTACCTCAGAGTAAGAAAGAAAAGAAGAATTTAATGAAAAGGTTGAAGCATGAAATAAAACCTTATCCTAAATCAGCAAGAGATTATAATACGGATGTTATCAGACACGATACATATCCACCAGAAGAATCTAATGAGATAAATTTTTGGTAAAAACTTTAACAAAATCTTAACAGTTTAATTTTGGAATTCTGTAGGAATTATCGTATATTAGTATTATTAATAATTAAAATCTAATAATTATGGCAGTTTTGCACAAAAACTATACTCCAAGAATTAAGTATAATTCGGATTATAGCATCGGACACGATGTAAATAAAGAGTATTTATCTTCACTAAGTAAGTGGTTGATGAATAAAATAAGAAAGAGTAGTAGACCCTATCACGAAAAGCATACCGGCGCAATAGATAATGGTAAGCCAGGAAAAACCATCTCTATTACAGAAACAGATATCAGTAAGATGATTGTTGATGGTAATGGTATAGACCCTATAAATGGTAATCCTTTATATTTTGGGGCAATTCAAATAATGCAGAATCCCAGTGATGCACAAGCACTTGGATTAATGACATCTGACGAGGCATCAAGAAGACCATCAGTTGATAGAATTGATTCATCTGTAAAAGAATATAGTGTGGATAATGTACAAATCACTACAATGAGTAGTAACTATGGTAAAGCTAATTTTGATAATGATTCAACATCCACATCGGTTAACATAGAATATAAGTTAGCTAAAGTTACAATTAATAATTGTTCAGCATCGTATCTAACCTCAGTTTTAAAAGGACTATAATTATATGAAAGTATTAGTAATACCTAACTACACAAATTTTGGACAAGTAAAGGACATCAATAGAGATTCATTCCTATTGGTGTTCAAATCTTTTTTAGATAATACCAAAATAGGAAAAGAGTGGGAATGGATTTTGCCATATCCTGGCGGACACCATAACCATCCTGGCATTATTAATGGGTTCGATTATCCAAATGTTACTTTACGAAAGATGGATATCATTGAACCATTTCCACCTAAGATGAGGGTGGATTATCCATATAGATTTTTTGATAAACTTATAGAAAAGGAAGAATCAAAATTTAATTTGATTTGGTCACATCTTCCTGAGTGGACTAACAATTATGTTATCACTCGAATCTATAACAAATTACAACCGATTATTGGATATTGCCATTGGAGTGAAATACCTGATAATGGAGCAAGAACTGAGAATTCGTTTTGGAATAACATCAGAGGTATATTACAAATGAAAGTATGTGGTGTAAACTCAAACTATCAAAAAAGTGTTATTCTTAAAAATGCATCTAAAGATTTCCAACCACATATTATTGAAAAATTAGATAAGATTATTCAACCTTGGTATTTGGGTTGTGATTCAGCTACTCCATCAAATGGTTATGATGAAAAAACAATTTTATTTAATCATAGAGAGAGTGTTTATACTGGTTCTAAATGGTTTTTTGAAACTATGGATGAGTTGTATTCAGAACGGCAAGATTTCAAAGTTTACACTACTCTAAAAGAAATAGGTAAACCATATACTAAGTACATTGGACACGCTGATAGAGAAGTATATCTAAATCAGATATCAAAAGCACACTTTGGAGTTGGATGTTTTCAAGGTTATTCAGCTTGGAGTATGAGCGCTACCGATGGGTTAAGTAGGGGTGTACCATATTTACTACCAAATGGATTCTGTTATCCTGAAATGGTGGGTGAAAATTATCCATTATTATATGATGGTAAGAAAGAGTTCAAAGAAATGGTAATAAAATTATTAGATGGTGAAATAGAAAGACCAGATGTAACTAAAATAGCACAATCTTTACTATGGGAAACGCAACTCAAAAGTTGGGATATTGATAACAATTTCATAAAAAATTTAAGAACCGAATTTAAATAATGTATCAGAACGTATATTTTGAAAAAGATAAAAACATCATCCATGTTTGGGATGATAAGAAAGGATACTTTACAAAAAAGTATCGTAAGTATGCCTATGTCAGAGATGGTAATGGGGCTTACGAATCTATATATGGTGAACGTTTAAAAAAGATAACATTTTGGAGAAATGAAGATAATCTAAAATTGTATGAATCAGATGTAAATGAGGTAACAAGATTTCTAATTGATGAATATGGTGATTCAGATGAAATATCAGATGGACACGTAACAATGACTTTTGATATTGAGGTAGAAATGAATAGTGGACTACCTAATATTCAAGAGGCTCAGAACGAAATTACATCAGTTGCATTCCATGATTCAGCTACAGATGATTACTATGTATATGTTGTTAGTCAAGGAACTGAAATAAACAAAACTATAAAGGGTGCTAAGGTTCGGTCATTCCATACTGAAAAGGATTTACTGATGGCCTTTGTCACGAGTTGGCAGGAAATATCACCAAGTATCATTACAGGTTGGAACATAGATTTTTTCGATGTTACATATTTATACAACCGTTTAAAAGTTTTATTTGGCACTACAATAGCTAACAGATTATCACCAATTGGTAAGGTTCATTGGAATAAGTACCGTAAACGATATATTATCGCTGGTGTATCTGCCTTAGATTACATTGCTCTTTACAAAAACTTTACATATACTCAACTACCAAATTACAGATTGGATACTGTAGCAAGAAAAGAATTAGGTAGAGGTAAGATTGAGTATGATGGTAACTTAGACCAATTGTTTAGAGATGATATTGAGAAGTTTATTGAATACAACTTAGTGGATGTTGAGTTAGTTGTTGATATGGATAGAAAATTACAATTCATTCAGTTAGCACAAGCAATATGTCATGCGGGTCATGTATTCTATGAAGACTTTTTATTTTCATCAAAATGGTTAGAGGGTGCTATTTTAACATTTTTGAGAAGGAGTGGTAGAGTAGCACCTAATAAACCATTGAGAAGAAACCGAGAAGAGGATGAGAATAATAAATTTACAGGTGCTTATGTTAAAGAACCAAAACCTGGTCTTTACAAGTGGGTGTATGATTTAGATTTAACATCACTATACCCATCTATCATTATGACATTAGGTATAAGTCCAGAAACAAAAGTGGGTAAAATTCACAACTACTCGGCCGAAAAACATATGAAAAATCAAATGGAATCATATGTAATTACCGATGTAAATAGAGAAACACTACCATCAATGAATATTGGTGAATTCAATGATTTCATAAATAAAATGAATCTTAGTGTGGCTTCAAATGGTGTGATGTATACTAAAGAACGAGTGGGTGTAATACCAGAGATATTAGATGTTTGGTTTAGTAAGAGGGTTGAATATAAAAACCTAATGAAGAAACATGGTAAGGCTGGGAATGATGAATTATATAAGTTTTACCATCAGAGACAGTTAGTACAAAAGATTATGTTAAACTCTCTTTATGGTGTATTAGGATTACCTGCGTTTAGATTCTATGATATTGATAATGCAGAGGCTGTAACACTAACAGGTCAAACAGTAATCAAAACTACTGAGATGATTGCTAATCAATATTATGTAAAGAACATTGGTAAGGAAGCCGATTATAATGTGTATACAGATACTGATTCAGTATTTTATGAGGCCGCACCTTTGGTAAAAGCTCGGAATCCTGAAATTGATGAAAACTCAGATGAACAAATGATTCCAGCAATTCTATCAGTAGCAAAAGAGGTACAAGACCATATCAATATGGTGTATGATGTAATGGCTAAAAAACTGTTTAATGTAGAAGACCACAGATTTGATATCAAACAAGAAACAATCGCCAAAGGTGGATTTTGGGTATCAAAGAAAAGATATGCTCAATGGATTATAAATGATAATAGTGTAAATTGTGATAAGTTAGATGTAAAAGGATTGGATGTAAAACGTAGTTCATTTCCAACTTACTTCAAAGAGGTGATGTCTACCGTTTTGATGGATATTCTGAAAGGTGTTGATAATGATATAATAGATGATAAAATCATTAATTACAAAGATGGTATGTCTGACCGAAACTTTGTGGATATCGCAAAAAACTCAGCTGTAAAGAATATGACTAAGTATCAGTTCAAGAATCAAACTTTAGGTGAATTTAAAAAAGGTACACCAGCTCATGTAAAGGCCGCCATAACTTATAATCACTTATTAAAATACTATGAAGTACCATATAAGTATGAACCTATGAAAGATGGTGATAAGATAAAGTGGGTGTATCTTAAAAATAATCCATTAGGATTAGATTCAGTTGGATTAACAGGTTACAATGACCCACCTGAGGTTTTGGATTTAGTAAAAACATATATTGATTATGACTTACTTTGGCAAAACGAACTTGATAATAAGTTGGATGATTTTTATAACGCTATGGGATGGGATAAACCAAATCCAAACATACAAAAAGCTTCACAATTTTTCGGATTTTAAAAAAAAATTACCCTAAAAAATAGGATAATTCAAAATATTTTAGTATATTAGATAATAAATTTATTTTTCACAAAATTAAAAATTATGCACAAACAAATTATTGACAATTTTATTAGTAGATATAATCTCAATGGTGAGATAGAATCGGTCAAAATTCAATCTGATGATAAATCTATGAATGTAAGCTTTATCTCTGATGATAAAACTTTATTAGGTACAGTATCTTCTAAAAGTGGTGAATTTCCAAATGGTGAATATGGTATATATACCACATCACAACTTAAATCTTTATTAGGTGTGCTACAGACAAGTGTAAAAATTGAATCAGCTGATGCTTATATTAAGTTTTCCGATACTAATACATCTGTAAACTATATGTTGGCTGATTTATCAGTTATACCAGTAGTTCCACCATTAAAAACTTTACCTGATTTTGATGTTGAAATTTCATTAGATGATGAATTTACATCTAAGTTTATCAAATCAAAAGGAGCACTTAGTGAATCTGATACATTTACTTTTGAGTGTAAAGATGGTAATGGTAAAATCATATTGGGTTATAGTACATTAAACACTAATAGAATATCTATTAACGTTGATTGTAAGTGTAATAGTGATGTCCAACCAATATCATTTTCAGCTAGATACCTAAAGGAAATTTTGTCTTCAAATAGAGGTGCTAAGTCAGGTAATCTCAAAATATCATCAAAGGGGTTAGCTCACATTGGTTTTAAAACAGATGAAATCGAAAGTGAATATTATTTAGTAGAATTGAAATAGTAAATCTATGAGTTTTTGGGATACAGAACCAGCCAAGCCAGAATTTGATTTTGATACTCAGAAAAGAGATTTGATTACAAATATGGATTATCTCGCTAGTATGACAGTTGAGGAACAAACACTTTATAAAAAGTGGGTTGAACTACAAGAGGAATCCATGATTAAAAACAAATCCCAAATCGCTGAGTTATATGATGTCCAATGGACACCTACAGATATTAATAATTTGGAACAAACTATCAAAGAGATACAAGAGATAGAACCTTATGTTGAAATCGTTGAGGGTGCTAGGAATTCTACTAAGTGGACTTACATTAGAAAAATGATTCATACTATGGGTTTTGTTGCAAATCCAGGTCGTAATGTTAAAATCAATGTTAAGGATAGAAAGACCGGTAAGTTATTAGGTCAAATATCCTTAGCATCTGATGTAACATCATTGGGTGTACGTGACAAGTATATTGGGTGGACTAAAGATGATAAATTTAAAAAAGGTAAACTCAATCATACAACAATAGCATCTACTATAGTATGTACACAACCACTCGGTTATAATTTTTTAGGTGGTAAGTTGATAGCTATGATGGCTACAGCGCCAACTGTTAGGGATTATTGGAAGAAAAAGTATGGTCAAACTCTCATAGCAGTAGGTACTACATCTTTGTATGGAATACATTCACAATACAATGGAATACCACACTATAAGACATTAGGTGAATCAGCTGGTAAAATATCGATAAAACCTGATGATAAATTTTATGACCCTTGGCATCAATGGTTGAAAGAAAATCGTTCAGATTGGTATACAACTGCTATAACTAATGAAAGAATTCGTAATGGTGAAAGTATGGGCGTTGCTAGTGGACCTGTTAGTGGTATCAAACAAAAAATCCTAAGTAGGATATTCAAAGAATGTGGTATCAAACAATCACAATATCATCATGGGTTTAAGCGAGGTGTATATCTCGCTATGATGTATGATAATGGTTGTGAATTTTTAAGAGATGATATACCTGAATCTGATTTGGTTATGAAGAAAAAGTTTGCTGATGGTGTAGATAATATAAGTAAGTGGTGGAAGAAAAAAGCAATAAGAAGATACACTAAATTACATTCAGAAAATAGATTAAAACCTGAACATTTATATTATATAGATGGTATTGGTATGAGTTGGGAACAAATGAAAAATAATTATTTAAAAGAAGTTGGAAGATGATACAAACAAAAGAAAACACATTATGGGTTGAGAAATACAGACCCGATACGTTAGATGGTTATGTTGGTAATGAGCACATAATTGAAAAGGTAAAAATCTACATAGAAAATGAGGATGTACCACATCTACTCTTATATGGACAAGCTGGAACTGGTAAAACAACTCTTGCTAAAATCATAACCAATCAGATTGATTGTGATGTTATGTATGTAAATGCATCGGATGAAAACTCAGTTGATGCTGTAAGGGATAAGATTAGAGGTTTCGCATCATCAATGGGTTTCCGTAAATGGAAAGTTATTATATTAGATGAGTCAGATTATCTTACTCCAAATGCTCAAGCGGCACTTCGTAATTTGATGGAAACATTTTCTAAAACTACAAGATTTATACTAACTTGTAATTATGTAGAGAAAATTATTGACCCAATACAAAGTAGATGTCAGACATTTTCGATAACACCACCATCTAAAAAAGAGGTGGCTATACGTCTAGCTGATATATTGAAAACCGAGAATGTTGAGTATGTGATGGGTGATATAGCAGTTTTGGTTAATAGTGGATATCCTGATATTAGACGAGTTCTAAATGCCGCCCAAAGACAAGTTGTTGGTGGTGTAATGAAAATTGATAAAACATCAACTATCCAAGCAAACTATATGGATGATGTTAAAATTGAATTGATGAGTAAGGATGATGTTAAAACATCTTTTACAAACATACGTCAGATTATAGCAGATTCCAAAGTTAAGGATTTTACACCATTCTATAGATTTTTATATGATGAAGTGGATACTTATGGTGGTAGTAGAGTTGGTAATACAATTTTAACAATAGCAGAAGCACAATACAAAGATGCATCAGTAGTTGATAAGGAAATCAATGTAATGTCTATGTTATTACAAATATTAGTTGACATAAAAGGATAAATTATGAGTAAAGGAAAAGTTATTGGTATGGGTAATCAACAACAACCACAAGCAAAAATGCAGTTAGACCCTACAAAATTACCTACAGTTGAATGTAATAACTGTGGTAGTATATTTTTTACAGAGGTTACAATGTTTAAAGAAGTACCAGCAGTTCAATCACCAAGTGGTCAAAAATCTATATTACCAATACCAGTAGTTAGATGTGCTGATTGTGGTGAAGTAGCTGAACGATTCCTACCAAAAGAAATGTTACCATAATGGAATTTTGGAAAGGTAGCCCAAATACTAAAGTTGAAATGCTATGTTTTGATAAGAACCGTATCCAAATACAAGAAATATCACGACAAGTTGCGAAAGAAATTGTTGTTAAACGCCATTATGCAAGAGTATGGCCACCTGCTGAATTTATTTTGGGGTGTTATATAGATAATAAATTGAACGCGGTTATAACATTTGGTAGTTCTGGAACACCAAAAATGAAAAATGCACTACCATCTCCTAATTATTGGGAATTACAGCGTTTATATTCATTTGATTGGGCTGGTAAAAATGTAGAATCATACATAATTGGGTCAGCCATAAGACGTATTAAAAAAGAACATACAGAAATCGATTGTCTGGTTAGTTTCGCTGACCCATCACATGGGCATGTTGGTACTATATATCAAGCCACCAATTGGTATTATTGTGGATTAACTGATAAAACAGGTGGATACCAATACAAAGTTGATGGTAAGTGGAAGCATCCAAGAACAACATCCGATACATTTGGTACACGAAACCATAATCAAATATTATATAAGTACCCAAACATAGAGTTTAGGAAAGTGGTTCAAAAGCATAGATATATTTACCTACTACCAAACAGTAAACGGCATAGAAAAGAATTGATTAATAATCTTAAAAACAAATATGAAATATTACCATATCCTAAAAAGAGTTTGGGTAAAACATAATAAGTATGAGTAAAAAAGCAAAAACCATATTCCAACACCTAAGTGGTATAAAGGAAAAGAAACAATCGTGGGAATCTCTATCAGAGATGGATAAGAAATCATTTTCACCATTTATCATCAACAGATGGTTAAGTATGAACATGGATTTACTACCTATAATAAATGAGTTACAACAATACACGATAGGTACTTTAAAACCAAAAGATGTCTACAAATTATACTTAGACTTTCTACCTAAAAAACGAAGTTTTGATAAATACATAAAAGGTAAAAAGGCTGATAAATATAATAAAGAGATGTTATGGTATCTATCACAATGGTATGGTGTTTCACAGAGTGAGGTAAAGCAATATTTAGAAATACTATCAAAAGACCAAGTGGTAGATATTTTAATGAAATATGGTAAAACAAAAAAAGAAGCTAAAAAACTATTAAAATGAAAAAAGAATTGTATGAAATGTTAATGGCATCAGCTCAATCTGATAAGTCTAAAGCTTTACTAACATTGGATTTATTATC